CGGGCGAAAGCTGCGGTGGGGTCTGATCTTGGCAGGTTTGGTTTCCAGTGGTTTATAAAAAGCTCACCTGCCCCTCAATGTTTTTCTTCTTCGGTTCTCTCGGTCTATACTTTTTGTTCTCGTCCAGAACGTCCACCGGGTTGAACTCAAAGTGCTTGCACTTGTTCGGATTTCTTATCTGCTTGCCCTCTCGCATTTCGTCTTTTGCTTCGCAGTAAATCAAATCGTCGTCATTCAGAACCGCCAGAGAACAATACCGGCAATACTGTGTCACTCTTTGCCCTCCGTAAAAATATCAGTGTACTTCGTGTACACCCTGCCGTTGTGGAAGTATAGGTTGTAATCACTCTGAGTAATGTACCACCAGAGCTTTTTGTGGTACTTCGTCAGCAGCTCGTGGAGGTGGTAAGTTTCCTTGTAGTTTTCGTCCACACGCTGACGAAAAGAAAGTTCGTCAATCTCTTCGTTGCCCGCCACATATCCGGCTATCAAGAACACATCCTGTTCGGTCATATTGTCGTCAACGACAAATACCACGCGGACGATCTCACCGAACTTTCTCTTGATGTGGAAAAGATCGTCGAATTTATGGACGTGGTACACCACCCGTTCAAACCAATTAAGCGGGAAGTCTTGCACTTCCGGGCTATCCGGGAGATAGCTCGTGTGCATTTCCAACTTGACGTTTTGCCGCTCTGCCGTGTGGAAAAGACCCTCGTAGAATGACCAATGCTCTTTCCAATGGAACAGCGGATCACCGCCGCCGGACACCGAAACCCACTCCGGCCTTTCCTTGCAGAGCACCTTGTTGAGCGGTTCCAGTGTGCTGAAATGATCCGTCTTGCTCATTTTCAGACCGTTGTTTCTTACGATGCACTCCGGGCAGGTGTAATGACAGCCAAAGTTCGTGATGATGCTTACATACTTTCCGGGATTTGCGTTTGCGCAACGCATCGGCATAATTACTTTTTCGCCTTTCATCTTGTTCACCTTATTTGTAGTTCTCAAACTTTTGGCGACTCCTAAAGATCATCGGGCTATTGCACCATCGTTGAAGCCGTCGTATCTCTCTTGGAACATCTACATCAATCAATCCTATTTCATCGAACTATATTCCGCTCCTTTATTTTTCCGGCGGTATCTTTTCCGTTATGGTGAGAATCGGCATTGCTGCTCTTTTCCTTTTTCGTCTTG